CCATGGGTGACATCGCCGACATGATGATGGAGGGCGATCTGTGCGGCGGCTGCGGCGTCTACCTGCCCGGCGAGGGCCAGGGCGTCCCGCGCTACTGCCGCGACTGCCGTCGGCGCGACGCGAGCCCGGCGCCATCTGAAAAGGTGGCCTGCAAGGTCTGCGGCCGCCGTGTGAAGTTCGCCGGCCTTGCCGATCACACCCGCGATGCGCACGGCCATGACCTGTGGGGCATCCTGATCCCTGGCCCCGACGACGTGTTCCCGGCGCCGAGCAAGGCTGTCGCGGAGCAGATGGCAAAGGGTCACGACGCCGCGATGGACGAGTACCTGAAGGCAAACGCGGCCACGCTGTCCGACTACATCAAGGAGGCCATCCCGGCGAGTCGCGCACAGGTCGTGCCGTGGCCCTGGACCGCGGCCAGCCACGCCAAGGAGCTGGCCAGCTTCCGCTACGAGGACTGGGGGCTGACGGCCCCGGCCGCAGGCCAGGAAGGCGGTGCGTGATGGCCTGCGGATGCGTCAAGAAGGTGAACGAGCAACTGGCTGCCCAGAACGGCCGACTGGCCGTCGGCTTCGGTGTCACCAGGGACGGCAGGATGATCACGCGACTGATCATCGGCACCGAGAAGGTGAGCGGTGGCGTGCGCAAGAAGCCCCCGATCGTCAGCGCCACCTTCTGCCCGTTCTGTGGCACGAAGTTCGACGGCTGCGCGATGGCCGAGCCAACTCCGGCCGCGGACCCTGCTGGAGCCGCAGCATGACCTACATCCTTTTCGTTTGGACGATCGTGGCGGCCACGAAGACGAACGCGGACGCCGTCATGCACCGCGACTGGCGGCCCATGGGCGAATTCCAGACCGTCGAGGCCTGCCAGCGCGCCAGCGTGGTGCTCAAGGTCGGGAGCCGGGCGCAGTGCGTGCCGACGGCGCCGCGGCAAGCCGTGAAGACGGGAGCCGCAGCATGACCGCCCCGTTCGATCCCAACAACGCGCCCAAGGGGTATGTGGCCGCACCTGACGTGGACGGATGGTGCGCGGGCTGCGCCTTTTGTGGCCCGATCTGCGGGTCCTTGCCAGATGCGCCGGAGTGCAATCCGGACAGCCGCCCAGACGGACAGCGAGCCATCTTCATCCGCCGCGACAGCGCCCCCAGCGGCGCACAGGAGGACACCCAATGACCGGCATGTTCTACCGCGGCATGGCCGCGCTGTGGCTGGCCCTGACGCTGATCGGCATCGCGTGGGTGGCCGGCAAGAGCGGCGAGGGCCGCGCGATGCTGCTGATGTGCGGCTGGTTCGTGCTGGGCGTAGCGGCCAGCTTCTGCGCTGGCGTCGAGCATGAGGAGGGATCCGATGCCTGATCCTACCCAGACGCCGACCCCGCTGAACGATGAGCCGCGCCGGCTGGCGCCGTGGGAAAGATGCGGCGAACATGGCCCGGCCGCTCCCCGCGTGTGGGCGTGCCCGGCATGCCTGGTCGAGCTGCGCTCCGAGCTGGCAGCCGAGCGCGCAGCCCGGCAGGACGCGCAGCGCCAGCTTGAGCGGATGCAGGATGACGCAACCCGGCACCAGCGCGACATGGCCATGGCTGTGATGCGGGAGCGCGAGGCGTGCGCCCAGGCATGCGCAGCCGCGGCCCGCGCATGCGTGGATGCCGACGGCCAGCCGCTCCGGTCTGCTGCTGCGGCTGCGACGACGTGCGAGGCGCTGATTCGGGCGAGGGCCTAACGTTTGAGCTAAGGCGCCGACGTAGGGCCGCAGGCCCGTAGGAGGTCGCCTTGAGCGACCAGTTAGGCCCCATGTTTCCGGGGCGCGAACCTGTAAGAGGGACTTACAAGATGGCTGAACTGAGTATCGATGCTGCACGGAGCGCAGCCCGCACAGCGCTTGGCTACTCGCAAGCATTTGACGGTAAGGGCATCGACTGGGGAAACGGCCAGCCGTGGCCGCACCGCATGGAGCTGGCGCAAGCGCTGGACTGGATCACCGAACTGGGCGCAATGGTTTTGAACCTTGCAGACCGCGCTGATACTGCCGCGCTACTCGGCTGGCTGCCCGAGGACGATGCCGTCATCGCCGGGGCGAGCCCCACCCAGACGCCAGCCCTGCCGCCGATTTTGGGCCCGCTGGTGGAAGACGCCGCCAGAGAATGCCTTGCTGCGCTGGCCGGCGTGGATACCTACGACACGAATTTGTGCGACCACGGCGAAGCGTGGGCGGCCATTGAGGCATTTGCGGACAAGGTGCGCGCAGCGGAGCGCGCGGCGCCCGTCAGGCTGGCTGGCTATCCGGCCGTCCCCGGCAGCGGGCCGACCGGCAAGACCTGCCGCACCTGCGAGCACCGCGCGACCACCGGATGCGGCGCCCGGCGTTACCAGAAGTGCACGCTCATGCGTCCACACTGGACGCGCGGCGCCGGCACGGACATCAAGGCCAGCAGCCCGGCGTGCAGTCGGTACGCCGAAGCCACGAAGGACGCCAAGCCGTGAAGCGCAGCGCCCCGCTCAAGCGGTCTGGCTTCCGCCGGCCCGGCCGGCCGGATCCGGTCGAGCGCGAGCGCACGCCGGTCGTCCTGACGCCGATCCCGCCCGACATCGCCGCCCGCGTGCGGCCCGCCAGGATCGCCCAGGACGCCGCGCCGGTGCCGAAGGTCGTCCCGGTGCGGCATGAGGGATACCGCCGCCTCGTGGCGGCCCTGGCGTGCGCCTACTGCCTGCGGCATGGCCGGAGCCAGGCGGCCCACCCGAACACCGGCAAGGGTGTTGCCACCAAGACCGACGACCGACTGGCCTTCCCGCTGTGCGCCGACGACCCCGGCCTGCGCGGTTGCCACAGCCTGTTCGATCAGGGCGCGCTGTTGGACAAGAAATCCCGACGCGACTTCGAAGAATCCGAGGGCGCCCTGACCCGGCGCCGCATCACCACCCTGGGCCTATGGCCCGCTGACCTGCCGGCCTGGCCCGGCGACGCATCATGACCCGCAAGACCCCCATCGACATCACCAGTCTCACGATCGAGCACGACGCCGAGATCCCGGTGCCCCGCGCGATCATGCGCAGCAAGTGGGCGCCGCTGTTCGACCAGCTGCTGCCCGGCTCGCGCATCCCGTGCGAGGCCGATCAGGTCGACCGCATCCAGCAGGCGCTGCGCAAGGCCATCGCCGCGAAAGAGCTGCCCGCGCTGGTCGGCTGTGCGGTGCTGGCCCGCCAGCGGTGCAAGGACGGCCGCGCCGGCGTCTTCGTAGTCAAGGTCGAGGCCGAGGACGAGACCCCGAAGACGCACCTCGTGCGCGGCACCGGCTGGCCGAAGGCCGAAGGCCCGAAGCGGCGCAAGTCCGACTAATCGGCGGGGTCTTTGTGTAAACCCTGCGCGGCAGGGTTTACAGTTCACCCATGCGCTGCACGCGGTGTGCGGCGCGGAACAAGGAAACACCATGTCGCAATTCAAGGCCATCAAGATCGTCGAAGACAACGCCATCGCCATCGAGGACGCGCTGAAGGCCGTCAACGGCCGGGCCGAGACGCACGCCTACACCGAGTTCTATGAGGTCGAGCGGCTGGCGGAAATGGCCGAATGCGAACTGTCGGCCCTGGACCTGCCGAAGGCGGACCGCGCCGGGGCGCGCTGGACCGAGACGTCGGGCGACAAGGTGCCGAACGCCTGCGGCAAGAAGTGGCACGGTCGCAATGCCACCCGCGTGGTTCTGGAGCGCCGCAGCGCCGGCTGGTACCTGCTGAGCGCCCAGAAGGTGCAGATCGGCCAGAGCGGCAGCGGTGCCGGCCGCCTGGCGCTGACCCAGAAGCAGGCCGACGAGGCCGCACGCCGCCTGCGCGCCCGCTTCGACGTCCTGGCCGCCGCCTGATCCCCGACCGATGCGCCTGCCCCCCGGGCGCATCCGCCGGCGATCTGACCGGACAACTACCACCACAGCAGCATGACCACCATCATCACCACCATCAAGCACGGCGTCGGCGATCGCGTCTTCTTCCTCGACCCGAATCAGTGCTGCCGCGTCCTGCGCGGCACCATCACCAAGCTCGTCGCCTGCAGCACCGACTCCAGCGCCTACGGATCCGGCGAGTGGGTCACGCACTACGTGGCCCGGCTGGACGACGCCGAAGTCGGCGAGCTGGTTGAGCTGTCCGCCGACGAGGTCTTCACGGATGCGAACAACGCCTTCGACGCGCTGGACAAGCACCGCTTCGCCAGCCGCCCGCCGGAGCCGGTCTACATGCCGGTGAGCTTCGCCGCCTTCCCCCTGCCGCCGGTCGGCGGCGCGTTCTGAGGGGCGCCCCGTGTGGATCTTCACCAACCGCGCCTTCGTGTCGATCGTGGCGGCCCGCGACAAGCCGGGCTGGTTCCTCGTGCGCGGGCGCTTCGCCGGCGACGTGGCGCACTTCCTGGGCATCCCCGCGGATCAGGAAGTTGTCACGCCGCGGGCCGACTACCGGTTCCGCGTCGAGGCCAACGCCGCGCTCGTGCAGCAGGCGATCGAGCGGGCCAGCCAGGCGATCGACTACCCGAACTTCAAGAACTCGGTCCCGGACCACGACCGGCATGAGGTGTACGCCGATGTCTGGTCGGTGCTGTCCGCCGCGCAGGCCAGGGCATGCCGTCGCTGACCACCTGCCAGCGCCTGGGCTGGCACGACTGGAGCCGAGAGCAGGACGCCACCGAGCGCGGCGCCTTCACGGTCTGGGTCTGCTGCCAGTGCGGCCTGGAGCTGGGCGACGATGAGCGCGACGCCGAGGACGCGCTGCTAGAGGCCGACGCGGCCGAGGGGACCACGCCATGAGCGCACGCGCGCGGATCTATGAGGGTGACGCCAGCCTTGCCGTCGTCGAGGCCTCCAGCGTCGAGGAACTGCAGCGCGCCACGGGCGCCGCGGTCTATCTGGTGCAGGACGTGCCGGACTGGCCGGTGTGGGCCATCGTGCCGGCGGTGTCGGTGGCCGACCTGCTCAATCGACAGCCGGAGTGATCCCGTAGCTGTCGGAGTCTCCGAGCTTCCCCTCGGGCAGCTTGTCAGGCAGCTGCCCGGCGGCGCGGAGCTCGGCCTCTAGCCGCTCGTCGGCCTCGATCGAGGTCACCAGCTGGCGGTACCGCTCGGGCGTCATGTTGGCGTCGCGCAGCTTGGCCGCGAACTCACCTGCCGGCAGGGTCTGCCACTCGCGAAGGTTCATACTTCCTCCAGATGGATGGTCACGCGCCCTCCGGCCTCGCTCACTTCGAGGACACGGAACCTGGCGTCGGATCGGAACAGCACCTCGTCCTCGCCGTGGTGCAGAGAGATCGGCGCAACGTGCACGCCGGTCCTCGACTCGATCACCAGCCGGATCGACCCCCCGAAGCTGCTGCCGGCCTGGCGGCTGGTGCTGTTGAACTGCGCATGCCCCACGGTGCCGCCGGACGCCAGCGCGGCCTTGTGCGTCGCCACGAATGCGGCCTTCTCGGCGCCCTCCAGCGAGAGCCCGCGGTAGACCTTGCCCTTGTAGGCCGGGCCCAGCGTCAGGGCCTCGTTCAGCAGGGCTTCGACCTTCTTCTGCGGCCCGCTGGCACTGCCCGACCGAAGGGCGCGGTTGAGCTCGCGGAAGTAGCTGCCGGTGTAGCAGCTGATGACGCGGGCGTGCTCGCCGTGCATCCTGGTCGTGAGCTGGTCGGCGCCGGCGTAGCGCGGCACCTCCAGCTTGGCGGCGCTGGCCCCGAAGGCCGAGGCGATGATCTTGTTCGCCTCGCCTGGTGGCGTCACCTCGCCGGGCGCGCGCTCGGGCGGGATCTTGACCCGGGTCGCGTCGATCTCGACGGCGCCAGAGTACCCCGCGAAGGTGCCGCCCGTCCATCGCGCGGGGGCGCCTTCGCCGGCCTGCACGGCGGCCTGCAGGTCGGCCAGCCAGGGGCGGTAATAGGCCAGCAGTTCGGCGCGTGCGCCGGCCTGCATGACCTCCGCTGCAGCGGCCAGCTCGGCGAAGCGCGCGGCGGCCTCGACCACGCGAGAGACGTCCTTGGCTTCGAGCTGGCCGCCCTTGGCGGCCCGGCTGGCGATGCCCTTGACCGCGGTCAGGATGGCGTCATCCAGCAGGCCGCGGGCGTAGGCCACGGCCTGGGCGGCTTCTTGGACGGCTGCGCGCACCGCGGCCGCGCTGGGCGGCGCCAGGCTTGCAAACCGCTTCGCCATGTCGGCCCGGCGTGCGATCAGCTGGTCGGCCAGCTTCACGCGGGTGGCCGGGTCGCTCGGGCCGTAGGCCTCGACCGTGGCGCGGATCTGGGCCTCGTCGAGCGCCAGCAGGCGCTTCACGCCGGCTTCGAGCTGGGCCTTGTCGATCTGGCCGAAAACGACAGCGGCCTGCGGGTTCAGGCCGGCGTTCAGCATGCTGTCGAGCTCGCCGACGGTGTTCCCGAAGCTGGCCGACGGCTTGAGCGTGCCCTGGGCGCGGTAGCGCAGCGAGGCGCCGACATCGATCCGGTAGGCCTTGCCCGCGCGCAGCAGAAGGTTGTCGTAGGTCAGGCCGACTGCATCCCAGTTCGCCAGCCAGGCGTCGAAGGCGAAGCCGTCGGCGGTCCCGGCCGCTGCGGCAAGCTGTGCGGGCGTGCCCTTGGTCAGCCCCTCGACGTAACGTGACGCGATGGCCGGCCGGCCCTGGTAGGTGACGAGGTGCAGCTCGGGCACGTCGACCCCGCCCAGCTGGTAGAGCTTGGCCGCCAGCACCTCGTTGCGCATGGCCTCGGCGTCCTTCGGCCACTTGATGTACCACTTCGCGCCGGTGCTGGTGTCCTGGAACAGCCCGCCCGGGTTGCTCCCGCCCTGCCCGCCGACCTGGGTCAGACTTGCCATGTCCGGCGGCTGACCGCCGGTGTGCGGGGCAGGTATCAAGTCCGGCTTGATAGCTGCCTCCGCTGCGGCCTTCGCGGCTGCTTCCTCGGCGGCCTTGGCCTTCAGCTCGTCGAGCTGGGCGAGGAACTTCTCGGCCTCGGCCTCGGGCAGCGCCTTGAAGGCCTTGACGGCGGCCGGCGGCGGGTTCTTGCCGGCCAGCACCGCGGCCTTGTAGGTCGACAGCGCCTTCGTCTGGTCGGCCTTGGCCTTGAGCTGGGCGGCCAGTTCCTCGACCTGCTGCACCTTCTGGGTCGCCAGCAGCTCGGGCCAGTCCGCGCCGGCGGAGAGCTTCTTCAGGGCCTGGGCCTTGAGCGCGGCCACGCCGGATCCGGCGGTCTTGGCCGCGGCGATGGTGTCGAGCTGGGCCTGGGCGGCGGCCTCGGCGGCCTTCGCTGCAGCCAGCGCCTGGCGCTGCGCCAGCTGGGCCTTGCCGGCGGCCACGGCGGCGTCGATCTGGGCCTGGGCGGCGGCGGTGTTGGCGGCCTGAATCAGCGCCTTGGCGTCCTTCTGGGCCTTGCGCACGGCGGCCTGCTGCTGGGCCGTGAGCTTCGCGGCCATCTTCTCGGCCAGCAGGGCGGCGGCCTGGTCGGCGATCTTCTGGCCTGGGTTGTGGTCGAAGCCCGGGTCAATGCCCTTGGGCACCGGTACCGAGAAGCCGGTGCGGGGGTTCTTCCAGAGGTAGTCGCCATCGTCGGGGGCCTTCGTGGCCGGCCGCAGGCCCAGCGCTTGCAGCTGGGCGGCGTCGAGCTGCACCACGCCGCAGCGGCAGTGGAAGCCGTTCGGCGGGTAGTGGGTCGCCCACCACTTGTGGTCCGCGCGCAGGACGAGGTTGTCCCATCCGGCATGCTCGGGCCGGGTGCGGAAGTCGTCGACGGCGTCGTACATGAGGAACGGCGCGACGGCCTTCTGGGCCTCGATCTCCTGCCACTGGCCGGCCGCATAGGCGGCCTGCATGTTGGTGCGGAAGATGGTCTCCAGCCGCCAGGCGCTGCCGAGCTGGGCCTTCACGATCCGCCCGGTCTCGGGGTCGATCTTGGCCTTCCGCCCCCACCAGCCGCTGGCCTGCAGCATGGGCGTCAGGCCCTCGCGCCACTGCTCGAAGGTCATCCCGTTGGCAAGCGCGCTGTCGAGACTGTCCCGAACTGTCGCCAAAATGTCGACATCCATCATCTTCGCCACGGTAAAGGCTCGATCGTGCGAGTCCTTCAGCATGTCGGCGTAGCTGAATGATGGCTTCAGGCCCTTGCCCTGGAAGTAGGCGATCGCCTGCGCGGGCGGGACGTCGAAGGCGTCGCCCGTGGGCACCTCGAAGAAGTCGAGGATGTCGGCGATGCTGGTCATGCGGAGCGGAGCGCGGCGCGCATGGCGCCGGCCAGACGGGCGAAGAAAGTCCCGCGGGCCAGCTTGTCGGCGGTCTCGGCCGGGGGCACCTCGGCCAGCAGCTCGTCGAGGCGGCGGCGGAAGGTCTCGTGGTCCTCGGCGAAGTCGGCGGCCTGCAGGATCTGGCCGACGCGGCGGCCGGTGATCGTGTCCCACTGCGAGGCGAAGGCCGCGGCGGCCTGGCTGATCGCCTCCTGATCGCCACGGCGCGCCGCCTTGAGGGCGGCCAGGGCGGCCAGCTCGCCCTCGGCGAACTGCGCGGCGCCTGGCTGTCCGGGCTTGCCCTGGACGGCGGCCTGCAGCGGGTCGACGGCGGGCGCCTGGCGCTTCTGCCAGCCCTCGCCGTAGGTGTCGCGGATGTAGTCCTCGGTCGGCTCGAAGCCCAGGCCGTAGACCTTGGCGTCGCGCTCGGCCCGCTTCGCCAGATCTTCCGGCGGTTCGGTCTTGCGCCAGACGCGCGGGGGCACGGCGTTCGGGTGGTTCCACTCGCACCACCAGCGCACCGGGCCATCGTTGAAGCTGCCGCACAGCAGGTCGGCGTCGGCCTCGACGATGTCCTGGCGCACCGACAGATGCACCTGGGCCTGCGCGCGGCTGCTGCCGTCGTCCGTGGTCATGGTCTGGCCGACGGTGATCTTGCTGATCGCGCGGTCCATCGCGTCATGCATGGCGCCGTAGTCGGCGGCGCCGCTGCGGGCGGCCTCCAGCAGCTCGACCACCACGTCATCAGGGATGACGACGCCGGCGTCGGTGGCGATCTGGCGCAGAAGCTCCTTCGCCTTGCGCACCTCGGCCGGGTCGTTGATCTTGCCGGCGGGCATCTTGGCGACGGCCGTCGGCATCCCGAACTTCTCCAAGAACACCAGCCAGAACTTGATGCCGTTGCGCTTGAACCACACGGGCCAATACAGGCTGTGCGCGAGGCCCAAGCCGTAAAGGTCGTCATGGTTGTCCGCGCCGGCGCGCGCGACCCAGAACTTGCGCTCGGGCATCAGGCGCCACCCGTTCTCCCAGAGGTACAGGCGGCCCTGGCGGTCGAAGCGGAACCGCTCGCGCGCGCGCACCACCACGCGGCCGAAGCGCACGCGGTCGCCGTCCGGGCGCCACATGATCTCCGCCACGCCCCAGCCGTAGAACAGGGCGAACAGGGCCTTGTCGGTGATGTCGTCCCAGGCCATGCCGTCGAGCTCGGCCTGCAGCTCCTCGGCGGCCAGGACCGACGCGGCATCCTCGGCGCCCGGCTCGACGACGGTCTCGCAGCTGGTCAGGGCCAGCCGGCGCTGTCCCCAGGTGGCGTGCACCTGGTCGTCGCGCAGCAGCTCTTTGTAGATCCGCAGGTTGTCGGCGCTTCCGCGCTCGGCCAGCACGCGGTCGGTCTCGGTCGGCTGCAGGACGGACAGGAAGGGCGTCGTGGCGCTGACGCTGGGCCGGCGGTCGGCGTTCAGCAGGTCGAGCGGGGCCGCCAGCTCGTCGAACACGGGGGCCTGGGGCTTCGGGGGGGTGGTGGGCATCGTCAGAATCCTCGGAAGTCGTCGCCGCGGCCGATCGAACCCCAGCCGGCATCGGTGCCGTGCTCGACCTCGGGCAGATGATCGGCGATCGTGCGGGTCAGCCCGGCGCCGGCGAATTGTAGGGAGCCCGACCAGCCGCGCGCCCATGCAAGGAACTGCGTGACGCTGTCGACCTGGTCATCGTGCGTCGAGAGGGGGAAGCCGAAGAACTCGCCCTCGAAGTCGGTCAGCCAGGGCGCCGACGCCGGCAGGCGCAGCAGGCCGGCCTCGACCATCGCGCTGACGTCCTGGGCGCGGAAAATCTTGTTGCCGTCCGGCTCGATCGCGATGATCGGAAGGCTCGTGGTGCTGCGGAGCTCTTGGATCAGGCTTTGGCCGCTGCTCTTGTCTTCGATGAGGATCGCGGCCGGGTGGTCCCGCTCGGCCCAGCTGATGACGCGGCGCTTGAGCGTCGGGTAGTCGATGCGGTCGCGGTGAACGTCGGTCAGGTAGTAGCCCGGCGTGCCGCGTCCCAGGCGCCAGGCGGTGCCGACGCTCGGGTCGTTGATCTGGTCGGGCTTCTGGGCGGTGTCCCAGCTGTGCACCACCTGGCGGGCCTCGATCGGGATCGCGTTCCAGCGGTTGGCCGCGCACCACGACTCCTTGAAGATCCCGCCCTCGTCGGGCCGCGGGCGCTGCTGGAACAGGGCCGCCCAGGTGCGCGACTGCGCGCGGAAGGTCGCCCAGTGGGCATCGTCGAACCACTCGGGCCAGAGGTATTCGCCGATCTTGCGGCCGAGCGGGTCATCGTCGCGCTCGCAGCAGGCCGGAAGGTTGATGACCTCCCAGGTCTTGCCGTCGGTGCACTCGATCAGGCCCGACTGGCCGGCGTAGCCCTTGGGCAGCAGGCGGCCGGCGAGGTCGTCCTCGTGCCAGCGGGTCTGCACCAGCACGACGAAGCCGCCGGGGATGAGGCGGGTCAGCAAGTCGTCGTTGTAGGCGTCCCAGGTCTTCGCGCGGATGGTCGGGCTGTCGGCCTGCTCACGCCCCTTGACCGGGTCGTCGATGAACAGGCCGTGCGCGCGGTTGCCGGTGATGCCCGACAGGATGCCGCCGGCCAGGTACTCGCTACCGTTCGTCAGGGCCCACTCGTCGGCGGCGCTGGTGCCGCTGCTCAGGTCGCAGCCGAAGATGGACGCGAAGCCGGGCGACTTCACCACCTGGCGGGCGCGGCGGCCGTGCCGGCGGGCGAGGTCGCTGCCGTAGCTCGCCAGGATGACCCGCATGTCGCGCCGGCGGCCCATCAGGTAGGACGGCGCGACGACGCTGCAGTAAGTCGACTTGGCCGAGCCCGGGGGCATGAACACCATCAGGCGGCCGTGGCGGCGCGCGGCGGTGCGCTCGATCGCCTGCAGCAGCAGCAGGTGGTGCGCGGCGACGCCGGTCTCGACGGGGCGGAACAGCCAGGCGTCCGGGTCGTCGACGGCCGGCTTGCCCGGGATCTCGATCGCGTTGGCGTAGCCCGTCAGGCTGGCCCGGCCACGGCGGCGCCGCAGCAGCTCACGCGCCGCCGCCGCCTGCAATGCGCTCGAGGTCTGCATCGGTCAGGTCGTGCAGGTGCGTGACCTGGCCGCCATGCTGAACGGGGATAGGGTTCGCCGGGTCGCCGATGATCCGGCGCCGGTCGGTGTAGGCGCCGCCGATCTCCTTCGCGGCCTGCTCCAGCAGCTGGGCGGCCAGCGCGGCGTTGCCGGCGTCCTCGGCCCGCTGCTGCATGCGCGAGAGCACCCGCAGGCGGAAGGCCTGAGACGCGATCGGGATCTCGTCGACCTCGGTGCGGAACTTTGCGCGGGTCTCCGTGAACAGCTCGCACAGCTCGCGCGCCAGGTTGGCGCCGGCCGCCTTCGTCGGGTCGTGGGCGGCGGCCTGCATGCGGGTGATCTCGACGCCGTACTCCTCCTTCACGGCACGCGCGACCTGCGTCGGGGTGTCGTAGCACGCCAGCTGCCGCACGATATACCGGCGCACTTTCATGTCGAGCTTTGCCATAGATAAATTGTATTTTGAAGTATCACAGGCGCAGCGCGTGCGCCAGGCTGACGCGGCGGTGCCGGCCGTGGCGCTCGTCGATGACCGACCGCACGCCGGCCTGCAGCAGCAGGTGCCCCAGCTCGCGCCAGTCCTCGCGGGTCAGGGGCTGGCCGTCGGCCCTCAGCACGGCGTGCACGTAGGCCAGGCCATCGCCCAGCACCTCGACCTGCGCGACCGCCCGGAAGGGCGACCGGCTGGCGTAGCAGGCGCCCGGGGCGTACAGGCGGGCGGTGTAGCTCGTGGGTTGCAGGTGCCAGGTCATGCGACAGCTTTCAGGTGGCAGGTGCCGCAGGCCTGGGCGATGCGCAGGGGCGCCACCTCGGGCCCCTGGGCGGCGGCGATGATGAGCTGGCCGAGGTAGCCGCCGGGGTCGCCGACGCCGTAGCGGCGCACCACGCCCACGAACTCCTCGACGTCGTGCCCGCGGATGCCGAGCTTCGGCCGGCCGTCCCGCGTGAATGACGGGTTGCCGAACTCGTCGCACCGGTGGCCGCAGTGGTAGAGCTCGTGCTCGACCAGCGCGCAGAAGTCGGCGTCCGGTGCGTCGGCGCAGTGCACGGCGTCCAGCGTGATGAGGAAGCGCGGGGGCTCGCCGAACCACTCGCGCAGCTGCTGCTCGGCGCGGCCGGTGGCCCACGGGTTGCCGCGGATCATGTCGACGTCCTCGGTCAGCCCCAGGATGCGGCGGCCGGCCTTGGTGTAGCCCTCGGATGCCCACAGCCAGCCGATCGAGGCGTCCAGCAGGTGCCGGTGGTCGGGGTTGTGCAGGCGCCCGCCGTCCTCGAGGATCTGTTCGCGCACCCACTGGCCCAGCTCGGGGGCCGGGGCGAAGCGGGCGGTGAACAGCTGCTCGAGGATGGCCGCAGGCGGCCGCGGCCTGGCCGGGCCTGCAGGTGGCGGCGGGCGGCGGGCCATGTCAGCGCGGGAGCTTGATCCAGCCGGCGGCCACAGCCCAGCCGATGAAGCCGGCCACAAGCGCGCCGATCAGGATCAGGCCGCGGTCGACGACCGTCTTGCCGATGGCGCGGTAGCCGTCCTGGATCATGCGGTCGACGGCCTTGCGCGCCGCCGCTTCGGCGATCCGGTCGATCTGGGCCTCGGTGATGTGCACCTCGTGCCGGCGCTCCGGGCCGCGGTAGCCCGGGACGTCGATCAGGCGGTCGGGGTCGCGGCCGGTCACTTCGCGGCCCCGCGCAGCTCGTCCTTCCGGGCGCTGCCTGCGCTGCTGCCGAAGGTGTAGTAGATCGCGGCCAGCAGGGCGGCGTCGAAGGTGCCCAGGATCCGGCCGGCCAGCTGCTGGTCGATGGTGGTTGGGATGCCCAGCAGCAGCGCGGCGCCTTCGAGGCCGACCACCACCACGAAGATGACGACGGTCAGGGCGAAGACGCGGCCGGCCTGGCCTCCATCCACTGCGGCGCGGCGGGCGCTGTCGCGGTCGGCGGCGGCGATGCGCAGGCGGTCGGTCTCGGCGGCCAGTCGCGCCGTCTCGCCCTGCAGGGCCAGCTCGCGCAGGCGGGCACGGTGCGCGGTCTCGATCTCGCGCAGGCGGGCGGCGGCGGCCGGGTCGGCCAGTGCCTGGGCGATGGTCTCGGGGTCGGACTTCACCCCCAGGGCCGATGCGATCAGGCCCGCGGCCGCGCCACCGGCCGGGCCGGCCAGCAGGGTGCCGAGGATCGGGGCGGCCTTGCCGACGGTGCCGGCGATGTCCTTCCAGTCCATGCTCAGGCCCCCTTGATGCCGACAACCGTGCCGGCGCTGGTGATCGTGATGATCCGGTTGATCGCCTTGTCCGGGCGGCGCGTGCTGACGTGCACCCAGCCGTTCGGGCCCGGGAATTCGTTGATGAGCTGCCCGATCCCCATGACGTCGGCGACGCGGGCCAGCTCCAGCGCGACCTCGGTCGGCGTGCCGAAGGCCGGGGCGGCGATGTCGGCGGCCATCGCGCGGCGGTGGTCGCTGGTGTCGGAGCTGCCGACGGCGCGGTTGACGGCCTCGCTGCGGTAGCCGGACAGGATGGTGATCGGCACCTCGCGGCGAGCTTTGGCCGTCAGGTGCGCGCGGATGCACTCCAGCAGCTCCAGCGTGCGCTGGGCGGCCGGGATCAAGTGCGGGGGCAGGGCGTTGTCGAAGCCGCGGCGCGCCGCGGTGGTCGAGCGGGTGAACTCGGCGAGGGTGAAATTCGGGGTCACGACGTTCCTTCGGTGGTAGAGGCGGCCGGATTGTTACAAGCCGGCCCGGGGCGCCTAACCCGCAAATTCCTGCGGTTGCGCGGGGCGCGGATCTCCACCGGTGCGGTGCAGGACGTGGGCGATGGCCTGGCGCGTCAGGCCGAACTCCACGCCGATCGCCTCGTGCGATGCGCCGGCGACGCGCCGGGCCCGGATGGCCTGGTTGCGCAGGTCCAGCAGGGCGTTGCGCTCCACCGGCAGGGTGATCGACGTGCCGCGGAAGGCGGCGACCAGCTTCCGGGCGGTCTCCAGCCCCAGGGCCAGGGCGAGCGCGTCGGTTGCGCCGACCGTGTGCGGCACGTTGAGCTGCCGGCCGCCCCAGCGGCGGGCGATCTCGATCGCCGCGCCAAATCCTACCGCCTCGCTCAGTTCCTCGATGATGCGTTGCATTTTCCCGCCTTCGCTTGAGTCGGCCGGATTGTAGGGGGGCTGGTCAGCTCGGGGAGCGGTGCGGGCACGCCGCAGTAATCCGCGATGATGGCGGCGGCCCGGGGCCAGTTGTCCGCCCACTCGGCGCGGTAGCCGGCCACGCGCATGCGCTCCAGCCACTCCAGCTGCAGGTCGGTCGGCTTGGCCTTCGGGGCTTTGAGCTCCAGCCACAGCGAGCCGTGGCCGTGGCGGCGCAGCGGCAGCAGCAGGTCGGACACGCCAGGCTTCACGCCCTCGGCCTTCAGGCGCGCGGCCTCGCGCAGGTCGCGCCGGCCACCGTTCGGGATAGCCAGCAGGTAGTCGCCGACCCGGGCGCCCGGCTCGACGTCGGCGGCGGCCGGCAGGCGGGTGCGGTAGGCCCAGAGGATCAGGGCGACCTGGTGCTGGTGCTCAAGGTGCCGCATGGAACAGGCCCTCCTGAGTCGGTGCCGGTGCGTCGAAGCCGAGCAGGTCGCGTTGGCGCATGGCGTCCTCGATGCGCCGGCAGCTGATCGCGAAGTGGTGCTCCGTGACCTCGACGCAGATGAAGCGGCGGCCGGTGCGCACCGCGGCGACGCCGGTGGTCGCGCTGCCCATGAACGGGTCGAGGATGACGGAGCCGGGCGGGACGATGGCACAGATCTCGACCATCAGTTCCTCCGGCTTCTGGGTGACGTGCTCGCGCTTGGCGGGGCTGGCGTGATCGAAGAAGCCCGGCAGGCAACCGACGCCGCGCTCGACCGGCATCGGGCCATTGCTGCCCCAGACGACGTACTCGCACTGTGCGCCGAACCGCCCCATCTGCGGCCGGTACGCCGGCTTGGCCCAGGGCACCACGCCGCGCCAGATCCAGCCGCCGGCCTGCATGTAGTCGGTCGAGACCGGCAGCTGGCGCCAGTCCGTGAAGAAGCAGGCGATGCCGCCGCTGTCCGTCACCTGCATGGCGGCCGATGACCAGAGGGCGGACCAGAAGTGGAAGCTGCGCTGGTCGCGGTTGTCGCCGCTGAACTCGGCCAGCCGGTCGAGGTTGCCGCTGTCGCTGTTCATGTACTTGGCCTTGGTGCCCATGGCGCGGTCGCCTCGGAACTGGCCGCCGCTGCTGTAGGGCGGATCCGTGATGACGGCCTGCACCGACGTCGCCAGGTCGTGGAAGACGTGCAGGCAGTCGCCCAGGTAGAGGGTCGCGTCGCCGATGGTCACTTTCTTGCGGATGGTCGTCACTGCGTGCTTTCGTTGGGGCCCAGCTTTGCGCCGAGCCATGCGCGCCGCTTGCCGACGGTGTCGGCTGGCGCAGGGGTGTAGTGCGGGCATTCTCGGTCAGCCAGCACGGGGTGGAAGGTCCAGCGCGGGCCGCGCGTGCACGGCGCCAGGCCCAGCGGGGCCATCTTGCCGGCGTCGCGCAGGGCGCACCGCTGGCAGGCGATGCACTGCACGGCCATCAGGCGGCGGCCACGAGGGCGGCGATGTAGTCGCGGGCCGCCGGCGGGCACACGGCATTGCCCAGCAGGTGGATCGCTTGACTGCGCACGGCCGGTAGCTGGTAGCCGGCAGGGAAACCCATCGCGCCCCGGTACTCGTCGACGGTCAGCATCCGCATGCGATCACCGTCGACCACGGCCCAGCGGTCGCGCGTGGTCACGGTGCCCAGCGGCCGCCGCAGGCTGCGGCCGGTCTCGCCCGACCCGCTGCCGTAGTACGGCGCCACGAAGCGGTCACCGTGCTGCAGCCGGCCGCGCTGGATGCGGGCCAGCGTGCGCGGGCTGCGGCCCGGCTTGTGGATCGGCGACCAGTTGCCGGCGCTGAAGTCGAGGACGTCTGCCACCGGAACGTGGTCGCGCTTGGGCACCCGCAGGTACAGCGGCGCGCGGGACCGCGTGGCCACCATGAACATGCGGACCCGGTGCTGCGGCACGCCGTGATCGGCCGCGTCGACGATGTGCGGCGCCAGCGAGTAGCCCAGCGCCTGCAGGGCGGCCGACCACGCCGGGAACAGCTGCCATTCCAGGAACTCGGGGACGTTCTCGATCAGCGCGATCTGGGCGCGGCCAGCCTCCAGGGCCGACACCACGGCCCACGCGGTGGACCGGCTGGCGTCGTGCTGGGGGTTCCCGTTGGCCTTGCCGCGAGCCTTGCTGTGCCCCTGGCAGCACGGCGCGCCCAGCAGCAGGTCGTGCCGCGGGAGCTGGCGCCAATCGGCTTGCTGCAGATCCTGGCAGGCGTGCACGGCGCCCGGGTGGTTGCGCTGGTGGGTTGCCACAGCGAGCGGCCAGTGGTTGCCGGCCCAGCAGACTGACACGCCGGCCTGCCGGGCGCCCTCGCTGAGACCGCCAGCGCCAGCGAACAGGTCGACGGCCTCCTTCGTCTCCAGCATGTCAAGCCCTCCGCCCGATGACGATCGGCGTGCCGGCCGGCGGCGCGACGGGATCCAGCAGCACCAGCACCGCCAGCAGGGCGGCGCCGACGATGGCCGCGGCGATCAGCAGGTCGCGCAGCACGTCAGACCCCCAGCGCGCGTGCGATCACGCGCAGGACGGTGCCCAGGCCGACGACCGCCAGCCAGCCGAAGGCGGCCAGCAGCAGCAGGCCCCAGGTCTCGCGCGGGCGGAACAGGCGATCGGGGTCGTTGTCTCGGTTCGTGGTCATGGGGTCAGGCTCCGGTGGTGGTCAGCTTGTGGGCCAGGGCCAGGACGGGCCGCGGCGCGGTGGTGTCGACGATCGGGGCGGGCAGGGCGGCGGCGGCCTGGCGGGCGGACAGACGGCCGAGGGCGGCGGCGCGCTCGATCACGGCGATGCGGGCCTCGGGGTCGTGGCCCAGGCTCGGGAACCACTTGACGGGCTCGCGCCGGTCGCGGGCCGCGGCGACGGCGCGGTCGTAGGCGGCGGCGAAGGCGCGCTGTGCGGCGAACCGGTCGCCGGCGTCGAGGGCAGGGGCGGCGATCCCCCAGGCGTGGGCGATCTCCTCGGTCAGCACCGCGCTGTCGGCCTCGCTGCGCGGGACCATCGCCCAGGCCTCGGCCGCGCTGGGCCTGCCGTCGTCCATCCGGCTGATGACGTCCTGCACGGTCAGCACGCCGCGCACTTCCATCCGGCACCGGCGCAGAGCGCCCAGCACCTGGGCCTCGGGGAAGCCGGCCAGGTCGCCGACGAAGACCGCGGCGGCCGCCGGCGTGAAGGTCCGGCCGCACAGCTCGGCGGTCACGGCGACGGCCTGGATCAGCCCCTCGCTCGGGGTAGGGGTCTCATGCGTCATGGGGGATGTCCTCGGGATGCTTCGCCGCACGGGCCCGCGCCAGCAGCGGGGCGAAGGCGTCGGCGTTGGTCTGGGTCTTGTCGGTCTGCTGGGCCTGGGTGTTGGTCACGGCCTGTTCCTCAAGGACTGCGAGGTGCGGACGTAGAAGGCGCCCTTGTGTTGCAGGTAGAACCGGGCGACCGGCGGCGCTTCGTCTCGGCCCAGGCGGGCGACGATCGCGGCGAGC